ATACTATCGTATGTCTACGGTCAGCAACCTGTTGTAATAAAAAGAATCCCAATAGGGACATTTTTGAGGGGCGCTTTGCGCCCCTTTTTTTGTACATAAATAAGATAAAAGGGTATAATAGGTTCTACCATGACTATGAATAAAAATATGCTATCGCCAACAGGCTTTAGCTTCCACATCAAAAAACTACCTGAGTTTAACTTTTTTGTTCAGAACGTTACTTTGCCTGGTGTCAATTTCCCGGTCATCGAACAACCTACTCCATTTAAAACTGTTCCTCGATATGGTGATCATCTAGTATATGGAGAATTAACTGTTACTTTTAAAGTAAACGAAGATCTTGGCAACTATATTGAATTGTATAATTGGCTAGTAGGCCTATCATTCCCTGATAACTTCGATCAATATGCAAATCTAGCAGATGAAGGTAAACAATTGACTGGTGACGGTCTTGAGTCTGATAGCTATTTAATGGTCATGTCTAGTAATATGCAACCTATTATGCGTATTGACTTCGAAGATATTTTTCCAGTTGCGTTGTCCGACTTGACTATGGACTCTCGCGATACTTCCATCGATTATATCGAAGCCACCGCTAACTTTAGATTCCTCAGATATACATTTACACCGCTTTAATTTTTTGGTATAATAGTTCTTTTGCTGGTGTAATATATGACTCTTGATGAAATCTTTGACCTGTGGTCTGATGATACACAGATCGATCGCACTGAACTTGGTAATGCAGCTCTTGAATTGGCAAAGCTTCATCACAAGTACTATCGTATATTCTCTCAAGAAAGGCTTACTCATAAGAAACTCGAAGCTGATATGAAACAATTGAAGCTCGATAAGTATGAGTTCTACGTAGATGGTCCAACAGAGGAACATATTGCAAAAGGTTGGAAGCTACCACCAAAGGGTCGTATTCTCAAGTCAGATGCTGGTCAATATGTCGACGCGGACTCTGATATCATTGCACTTAATCTTAAGCTAGCATATCAACAAGAAAAGCTAGAACTGCTCGCAGACATCATCAAGACAATTTCTAATCGTGGATTCCATATCAAGTCTGCGATCGAATGGGAACGTTTCAAAGTTGGCGGATAAGTTATACATCGAAAAGGTCAATGAAGTCTATAACAAAGTAAAGACTGACGACCGAGGCATAGCAGAGGAGCTCTCAGCGTACTTTACATTTAAAGTGCCTGGTTACCAATTCATGCCTGCGTATCGTAATAAATTTTGGGATGGTCAAATCCGTCTGTACAATACATCTACACAGATGCTATACTCTGGCCTCAATAACTATGTCATCATGTTTGCCAAAGAACGTGGATATGAGGTAGAGTTTGAGTATGATAATAGTGCAGAGAATTATTCGGTAGCAGAAGCAAAGAAGTTTATCGAAGAAGAAAAGTTTACGATGGTACCTCGTGATTACCAACTCGAAGCATACGTAGACGCAATACGATATAAGCGCGGACTCTTTATATCGCCTACAGCTTCTGGTAAGTCCTTCATCATTTATATGATCATGCGTAAGTTACTACGACAAACACTTATTATCGTGCCTACGACTACGTTGGTACATCAGATGTACTCTGATTTCGAAGAGTATGGATTCAACAGTGAGAAATACTGTCATAAGATATTCAGCGGCAAAGATAAGAATACAGACAAGCCAGTCGTTATTACAACGTGGCAGTCTATATACAAGTTACGTAAAGATTGGTTTAAGAAGTTTGACGTAGTGATTGGTGACGAAGCACACCTCTTCAAAGCTAAGTCACTAACATCTATCTTAGAAAAGATGGAAGATACAGAGTATCGCTTTGGCTTTACTGGTACACTAGATGGTACACAGACCCATAAACTTGTGCTCGAAGGTTTATTTGGTCCTGCACAGAAAGTTATCTCGACGAAGGAGCTGATGGACAGCGGTACATTGGCAGACTTTAAGATCAAGATATTGGCGCTTAAGTACCATGATGAGATTCGCAAGATAGTATCGAAGATGGACTATCAAGCAGAGATGGACTTCATCGTATCCCACGAAGGTCGTAATAAGTTCATCAAGAATCTTGCTCTTTCGTTGGAGGGTAACACACTTCTCTTATTTCAATATGTTGAGAAACATGGTAAAATACTGGAAGAGATGATAAAAGAAGAAGCAGGTGATCGTAAAGTATTCTTCATACATGGCGGTGTCAAAGGCGAAGAACGTGATGACATTCGTGGTATCGTAGAGAAAGAGAATAATGCAATCATTGTCGCTTCATACGGTACGTTTTCAACAGGGGTAAATATTAAGAATCTGCACTCAATTATTTTTGCGAGTCCATCGAAGTCAAAGATACGCAACTTACAGTCAATAGGGCGAGGATTGAGAAAGTCAGACACAAAAGATTCAGCGACACTCTATGATATTGCTGATGATCTATCATGGAAATCAACATCGAACTTTACATTAAAGCATTTGATGGAGAGAGTAAAGATATATGATGAAGAGAAGTTCGACTACAAACTATACAGCATAGGAATAAACTAATGCACGTAGTAGTAAAACTCAAATCTGGTGAAGAAGTATTTGGTAAGATGAATATCAAAAATGAAAATAGCATCGAGCTCGATGACGCGATGAGAATACGTTATCATTTAGATGAAGAGAATGGTGCTCCAGTCATGTACTTCACAAAGTATAGTATCTTTACTAAGTCATTTGATGTTACAATACCAAATGACTGTATTATGCATGTATTTAAAGATCCAGTCGATAATCTTGTAGAATTCTATGAGACAGAATTACTCGACTGTAAGAAAAGCTATCAAGACAAACCCAAACCTAAAAGACGGTACAATAAGGATGAGTCGCTAATAGCTTTTATGGAAATGTTAAGAGGTGATCACGAGGTACACTGATGGCAAACTATATAAACAACAAAGAGTTCTACGCTCTTCTACAACAATTCAAAACTGATTGCGTTGAAGCAGAAAAGGCAGGTCAACCAGCACCACGAGTACCAGAGGATATCGGCAAATGTTTTATGATGATTGCCACAAAGCTAGCTACGAAAGCTAACTTCTCTGGTTACACATACAAAGACGAAATGATCTGCGATGCCCTCGAAAATTGTGTAGTAGCAGTGCATAGCTTTAATCCAGAAAAATCTAAGAATCCATTTGCATACTTTACACAGATCATTTGGTATGCATTCCTACGACGCATCGAAAAAGAGAAGAAGCAGACATACGTCAAGTACAAGTCACTCGAACAACTAGTAGTCGATGCAGAACTCCTCGATGATGAAGGTTCCGATGCATATAAGAACTATGACATTGCTAACGAGAAGATGAAGCCTATCATCGATAAATTTGAAAACAAAACAAAGAAGAAAAAACCTGCCGAACCAAAAGGCTTGGAGAAATTCACTGAATGAAAATTGCATTGATTACCGATCAACATTTCGGAGTACGTAATGACAGCATCCAATTCCACGAATACTACAAAAAATTCTACTCAGAATTTTTCTTTCCCACTCTTCGAGAGATGGGCGTCACAGATATCGTCGAGCTCGGGGATATTTTCGACAGGCGCAAGTATGTTAATTTTGATACCTTGTCTCGTTGCCGTGAGTACTTTTTTGATCCTATCGCACGCGACGGGTTGAGTCTGCATTGCATCGTAGGCAACCACGATATCTACTTTAAGAATACTAATCGAGTCAATGCACCTGATCTCTTACTCGGTGAGTTTGACTTACATGTGTATTCAGAGCCACAAGATGTAGAGATTGGTGGTACATCTATTTTAATGATGCCGTGGATCAACAGTCAAAACTATGATGTTGCGATGTATGCAATCGACCAATCAAAATCAGATATTTGTCTCGGTCATCTTGAGTTTCAAGGCTTTGAAATGTATCGTGGTGCAGTGATCGATCATGGACTATCACATAAGACATTTCAGAAGTTTGACATGGTGTGTTCAGGTCACTTCCATCATAAGTCTACTAAAGACAATATCAATTATCTTGGCGCACCATACGAGATGACATGGTCTGACTATGACGATCCTCGAGGATTCCACATTCTTGACACCGAAACAAAAGAGTTAACTTATTTTCAAAATCCGTTTATAATGTTCCATAAGGTTTTCTATGACGATAGTCAAGGTGAAGAAGTATTGAAACAAGACTTTGAGAAGTTGAAGGACACGCATGTAAAAGTAGTTGTCAAGAATAAAGATAACCCATATTTGTTTGATTTGTACATTGATAAGTTGAATGCATGCAATCCTGCCCATATGCAAGTGGTCGAAGACAACTTCAACCTCGACCTTGAAGATGATGAGAATATTGTAGACGAAGCCGAAGACACCATTACGATCATTCGGAAGTACATAGATAATCTACAACTGAGTGACAATAAACCAATGAATGATCTCTTCTATGATCTATACCATGAAGCGTTGAGTAACGAATGATTTATTTTAAAACTGTCCGTTGGCAAAACTTCTTGTCGACGGGTAATCAGTGGACTGAAATCCAACTGAACAAAGCACAATCCACCCTTATTGTTGGCGAGAACGGAGCAGGTAAATCTACTATGCTCGATGCTATCTCGTTTGGTCTGTACGGCAAACCATATCGCAACATCAACAAACCACAACTCGTCAACAGTATCACATCTAAGCGTTGTGTTGTCGAGATTGAGTTCTCTGTCAAAGGCAAAGAATACATGATTCGTCGTGGCATCAAGCCAAATGTATTCGAGATCTTCTGTGATGGCAAGTTGGTAGATCAGAATGCATCTGTACGAGAGTATCAAGAATACCTCGAGAAGAATGTACTTAAACTCAATCACAAATCATTCACACAGATTGTAGTCATTGGTTCTGCTAACTTTATCCCATTCATGCAGATGAAAGTGTGGGAACGACGTGATGTCATCGAAGATCTACTCGACATTGAAATCTTTACGAAGATGAACAATCTACTCAAAGAGAAGATCAACAAGAATAAAGATGATGTGATTGATGCAAAGTATCAAATAGACATGCTCGAACAACGTATCGCATTAACGAAGAAACATCTTAACGAAATCATGTCAATGCAAAAGTCAGATCGTGATGCTAAGTTGAAGAAAGTCGAAGAGCTAGAAGAAAAACTCGAACAGCTACGATTCCAGTATGAAGGTAAGGCAAATCACGTCAAGCATCTACACGAGAGTATCAAAGATAGAGACACTATCAAAGGCAAGCAACGCAAGTTAAATGAGCTGAAGATGCAACTCTCTTCGAAGGTACAAAACATCCAATCACAGATCGAGTTCTTTAAAGATCATGACGACTGTCCTACATGTCATCAATCTATCGATGAAGAGTTCAAAGAAGATCACATCTGTGAACAGCAAGAGAAACAACTCGAGATCAAAGATGGTATCGATAAGATGACTGATCACTTCGACGAGGTCGAGCGCAGGCTAAACGAGATCTCAGCTGTACAAGATACTATCAACGATATCAATCAGATCATGATGAACCTCAATAGCGAGATGACTTCAGCTCAGAATGGCATCAAAGAACTCAATCAATCTCTCGAAGAAGTACCACAGGTGC